CCATTGTATCCGTGAAAAAGTCCGTTCCCTTCATAGTAAAAGCAATGCGTCGCCAAGTCCAGGGGACGGACGAAGCAGTTTCGATTTTGATCATTTCCGATAAACCCCTCATGTAACATGTGGTGGCGGAACGAGTAGCCTGTAAGAGTTTTGTGCCAAAGCCATCCTGTCCAGTAGCGCAAGGGCGTGCAGTAGCGAGGAACGGGAAGAAATAAGTGGGTCGGTCGCCAGGCAACACTAGTCGTGAGTTGGGCGAGATAAGGCCGTAATTCGTGATTGGATCAGGTCCGGCTGATGCCTGCAGCATTGTGTCCCGTTTTTTCGTTGACGTAATGTTCATTATCTTTTTTCGAGTCATTCTCGGGCGTCGTGTTACGCGGGATGTCCGCTTCCGATAAGTGGCGCGTTTCGCGGCGTAGCGCCGGCGGCGCACGGGTCGTGATCTGGCGAAGCGCGAGGTGCGCCGACGATACGTCATGGCTGAATTTGCTGCTGTCACAGTATCCACCTAAACAGCGGGGTATGGTGCATTTCGGTTTAGCGTTCATAGGGGGCGTGCGGTATTTATGCAGTTGAGGGATTTACGAGATCAGGTGGGGCGGAGCGGGCTATAAGTAGCCGCTGGTCCATGGTCCATGGTCCTATGGAATAACATTATTGAATCCATAGGACCACTTCAGCCTTGCTGCCTTATGCCGTTTCGTTTTCAGGCAAAATATGGACTACTCACGTACGCACAGTGTGGACAGCTGGACCCTTTCGCAGTGGTTGAACATCTTGGCGGACTTGGAGCAGAATGCATCGTGGGACGAGAGTCTCATAGCAATGGAGGCATCCATCTCCATGCTTTCTTCATGTTTGAGTCAAAATTCCGAAGTTCTGACCAGCGAGTGTTTGATGTTGGCGGCTGTCACCCAAATATATCGCGTGGCTACAGCAATCCATCCGATGGATATGATTATGCGATCAAAGATGGCGAAGTGGTCGGAGGAGGACTGGCTCGACCCGAACAACCTGATGTTTCGAAACATTCGAACTGGACTCGCATCGTGCAAGCAGAGGATTCGGATGAATTTTGGGCACTTGTGCGAGAGCTGGAGCCTAGAGCGCTATGCACCAATTTTACCTCTCTCAAAGCCTACAGCCAAGACCGTTATCGTCCGGAGAGATCTCCTTACAGCACCCCAGATGGACTGGGATTCGACACGAGCCAATATCCAGTGCTTCAACAGTGGGTGGACTCAAACATTGCGAACAAGCCTGACGGTCGGTGAGTACGGTCGACCCGGCAAACCCGGGGATCTCCCTCCGTTCTATTCTGAAGTTGTACTGGGCCCTTCGGGTTTACGTTTTGCCGCTCCCGCGTTCGGGACGCCTTCGGCGTGGCCCTGCTCCGCTAATGAAGTGTTGGGATATACGCTAACCCAATTTATACTAGTCCAAGGTCGCTCATCCTCTGGGGAGATACGAGACTGGGAAAGACAGTATGGGCTCGATCTCTCGGGAAGCATGCCTATTTCGGTGGACTCTATTCAATGGATGAACAGCTTGATGAATGTCAGTATGCCATCTTCGATGATATCATGGGAGGACTTGATTTCTTCCCAGGATACAAGCAGTGGCTTGGAGGACAACGATGTTTCTACGTGACGGACAAATACAAGGGGAAGCAATATATTGAGTGGGGTAAGCCCACTATCTGGTTGGCCAACAGCGACCCGAGGGACGCAGCCAAGGCAGATGTCTATTGGTTGCAGGGAAACTGCGACATTGTACATATTGACTCTCCTATTTTTCGTGCCAATACAGAGTAGTCTCAGAAGAGACAGATAGCTCATCTCCAGGTCCAGAACCCAACAAGGGTCTGAACATATCAACTATCCAATAATCTCCCATGCCTGCCTTGCCAGTGGTGGATATGTAGGCAGTCTGTTCAACATCACCTGATTCGTCGTCATCATAAACCAAATTATGATTCATTGGATGCCAAACTTTGTACTGGCGAATAGTACCGGCATCATTACCAGAACGAATGATGCGAATTTTGTCGTACTTGACAGTAATGCGAGTGGGATCAAGCTTTGCCTCGATAATACTGCCCCAATCAATACCGGCAGTACCTCGGAAGATCTTCGGTCCAAATATAGCGGCGGCGGTGGCATCGACCTGCACCCAAGGGCGCACCATGCCGTAATTGTTGCCTCCACTACCAGGGGTAGAGCCAGTAATTTGGCGAAAGTAAGGATTCGTGTCCCCAACGGATGGGTCCATTGTATCCGTGAAAAAGTCCGTTCCCTTCATAGTAAAAGCAATGCGTCGCCAAGTCCAGGGGACGGACGAAGCAGTTTCGATTTTGATCATTTCCGATAAACCCCTCATGTAACATGT